ATATCAAGGCTAAGTGAGAATTGACTAAGTACTTCCCTTAGCTTAGACGCCGCCATTTGTCCTTTGGGTTGGTTGTGATCAAGATGTGCGCCGAGTCTGTGTATTGAAAAGTTGTCGTCCAATCTTCTTCTCCGTTTTCGTCGTACAGTGTATCAGGGCCTTCCAAAAATAGGTGCATTTCGGCTAGTCTTCGCTTGGTCAAACCTGGCAAGGTAACCAGCTTCTGCTTTAGCTTTGCCTTGTCCCAACTAAGCAGACATTGCGCGGCTGACTTTTTGTCCTCACTATTTAGGAACTTAAGCAATTGAGACTTGCCGAGGTTAGTAGGTCCCACGTTGAATACAAAGCTAACCAGGGCGTCAAATTCCTGTTGCAATAACTCTACTTTGACCAAGTTGGTAAGATAACCCTCCATTTGCTTTATATCTTCGAGAAGAATGATGTCGGCCTCGATCGGAGAGATTACCTGGCCAAGTTGCACGCCATCAATATGACCGTACCCAATTGTAGGAATACCGACTGGGTCTAGGTAGGCTTCTACTATGCCGTTTTTGTTTAGTTTATGCAAACCCTCAAATTTCTTGATCAAAAACAGACCAGCCGGTGATAATCTCACTATCGCCTCCTGTTAATGATTGTCGTTTATGTTCTCCGCAACAAGGCTGTCCCACGAATCAGTTACGTCCTTAGCACCGCCAAGATCTAGGATATCGCCAAAGTCAATCTTATTGCCATTAGGCATGACCAGCTTAACATCAGTGTAGTCTATTTCTGGATCGGATTCTGGGTCGTCGCGAGTAGCTGGGTAGCCAGCATAAGCGTCATACTTGATAAGCAAAGTTAACTCTGCCGGGTCATCTTCAGAAATAAGGTCAAAGGTACTAGCCTCACGTTCACTAAATAAGTGAGTTATGTCGGCTTTTACACCATGACCAGAGAACCATACTTTGCCGTTGTCAGACCAAAACTCAGCAAAAGTCTCTATTGACCCAGAGATCTTGGCCGTAGCAACACGCCCAACCACCTTGGCTTCTGAATTTTCGGACGACCACTCATATTTGGACACATTGCCATGGTCAGACACTTCCCAGACATTAGGAAAGAAGTTCTTCTTGTCCAAGTAGGCCAGAAGAGCTTTTTCGGCTTCGTCTGTGGATTTAAAAGTGCCTATGTGCTTCATATTGACCGACACGGAGATTTGGCTGCCCAAGCTCCCGGCTGGCGAAAAGTACGCATCATAATCGTCAGGCTGATCTTCCTCGTTCTCTTCATCTAGGTCTTCTATCTCCTCTTCCTCTTCGTAAGCCAATACTATGGCATCGGCATCGGCACGTGCTATTTTGCCGTCCTTTATTTTGATGCCAACATTGGTGCAGATTTGGCTGAGTGAGGTCTTTGTTACTCGCATGCTTCGGTTCCTTATTTAGTCATCCGTCCTGATCGTCCAGACCGTCCAGACCTGTTAGGTGCGCTTTTTTCTGGTTTGGTTGGCTTTTTGGTTGTCGTCTTAGGTGTTCTGGTTGGCTTAGCCTTCACCTTTGGAGCTAGCGTTTGTGCTCCGTTAAGTAGTGCTGCTATGCAATGCTTACATGTTCTAGGTGAAAACCTAGGGTTGGTGACAGATGGCGCTGCCCCGTTGGAGTGAATAATATCCGAACTATCCTTACCTTCCAGTGCTACTTCGCACACGTAAAGAAAATACTCGCACGTGCACGACATCCAAGTCTTCGCACCTAGGTCGTGTCTGCCATAAAATTTCAGTGTTACCTGCCGTGGTATAGAATCGGCCTTGCAGATGGCAACTACTTGTCTGTACTCACCATAAGCGTCCGAACCAGCTTCTACCTTTTTGAACTGTACTCTGACCCTTTTGGCATTTTGGATAATAATAGGATGACTTCTTTTGGTTACGTCCAATATTTGTTTGGCTGTTAGCATATGCCATCCGTTACCGAAATATAAATGTTACTTATAAAACTATAATATACAAATGCTTAAGCTGGGGTGTTCTATGGCGTCCAAACGTAAGAAAGTTACTACCAAGTTTTGGGATGATGACACCACCGAGGACGACTTAGACGAGGTTCCGATAGCACCAAAAGCCGCACTTATGGAAGATGAGTTAGCAGAAATATCAGAAAAGGACATAACTGAGGCCACCGGCCTTTCGCAAATAGACGAGGTACTGCTCGACGACATCGAGGTAGAGGACGACGATAACTTGTTGCATCCAGCCGAGGTAGCAGCCAAATACCAGGCTACTATAAAAGGTGGCACAATCGGTGGATCTGATGAGCAGATACTCAAAGACCTCAGAAAGATGGTTTTCGCCGTCCCACTGTTGCACCAAGAGGAAGTCCACAGGCTTTTCATCCAAATAGACCAATGCATTTTTCCGGCAGTTCACTCTATTATGGAATGTTCAGTCGTATTTTTCGGATCGGTAATTCAGGTGGTGACCAAAGTAGCGGCTGGCAACACCTACGGCAAAAACATCTACGAAAAAGAAGATGCGGGGCCTGACACAGTTAACGCCAAGGGAACGTACAAAGCTCACGAAATGGACTTTTTGGTCAACGCCTATAAACTTATTCGCATGTTTGCTGACTCCCAAAATAGCAGGACCGGGCCAATCAAGGAAGCCATGGAAAGATGCTTGTTTATTCGTGGTGTCTACGAAGACGTTCTGCACGAGTTTACCTCCAAGATGCGTTACTATGACGAGCTTCACTGGATGGCATATGAGGCTAAACAAAACAACCAGGACGAGTATCGCCGCATTTGCGACCTGATCGCCAGGATCGACGAGGATTTGGAGCTAAATAGGCACGCCTTCTACATATCGCGAGACGCAAGGCACACTTATACTAAGTATATGCTGCTCCGCTCCACTATTATTGCACCCTACTTGAGAACCGCCTATTCGGCAGCCAAATCGACCGCACGAAACCCGCACCAAATGCTAGACAACTTCCAGAACGGCTCCATCGGCCTTATGAGAGCCGTCAGCTGCTATTCCACCCGGCGGCCAGCCTCGTTTGCCTCCGTGGCCAAGTGGTGGATAAAGCAAATGATGCTTCTTTCTATCAAGGAAGACGCTAACTTTGTTAAGCTACCAGTGTCCACATGGCAGGCCCACACGCAGCTAGAGAAGGCTAGGTCCAGAGTTGGAGCGTCGGAGGAGAATATGGAAGCCATTGCTCTGGCGGCCAAGGTCCCAGTTAGGAAAGTCAAGTCAGTATACCACACTGTTCGCATTGCCCAGGTATACAGTCTCAACCGCACCTACGACGCAGACGAAAAGTTGACGCTGGAAGACATCATGACCGATGATGATCGTCTTGGCGGTATCCCAGATGAACTTCTGGACGAGCTACGCGAGCATTGTCTGCGAACTAACCTTATTCCGGATGAGCTTCGGGCGCTAGCCCTTCGCCACGGAATGATAGACATACTACCGATTAACGAAGTTGACAATAACGCTGTTTTAATGGAGGCTACTGTGCAAAATCTTGCGAAAATTGGCTTTCACTACAAAATCTTTTGATTGAGTGCTTGTATTGGCTTCCCACTAAAACAATGTTAGATTAGTTTATCGCATTAGCGACCATAAATGCATTAGCACAAGGAATTAAGTATGAATCTTCCAGTACCAGGACCTCAGTCTGTCCAAAATCACACATTACCTAAAGGTGTATCACTGCCGCAAATCAAGGCTGGCTTCGGGGCAGCAACTGGTGGCCGTGCCAAATGGGACGACGGTATCAAGTGGGGAGAGCTTCCAGAAAAGGCTTGGACGCAGCTCCGGTTCTACGGCGACGTGTACTTGTTGGCCACCTCGTGGATCAAGCACCAAAAGAGTGGGAAAAAGTTTCCTCTTTTGTCCCTAGCGTGGGACCCGGAAACCAAACACTTCTCACGATCCGGTGACCCGATTCTTGAAGATTTTGATCCGCGTAACTCGACCAATCCAGAAATCAAGGACATTACGCCTCGGCAGCATGGTTATGGCCACGCTATCTTCCGGCAAGCCCAGCAAATGAACCAAGTTAGACCATGGGCTCCTGTCAAGCTGCCAATTTCGCTTATTCTCAGTATTCAGCGTCTGTCTGGTATGAATGTTCACATCATCGATGGTCAGCGCTATGAGGCTGATGTCACCGACCCATACTGGGGAGCAGACGTTTATGTACTGTATGATTCCACGGCAAGAGCTGAGCAGAAGTACCAAGTACAAATCGGCCCTAAGGTACCGCTGACGGACTTGGAAATTAGCTACATCAGTCAGCAGTACGATTGGAAGAGCCGGGTGGTTTGGCCATCTCGCGAGGAAGTAATTCGGTCTCTCAAAGAAAATGGTTATTACGACCTGATTGCTCCCCAAAACCACATGATCACCCAACCGGCGGTGCCGCCTTCCAGCTTTGGCATGCTACCTCCACCGCCTTTCCCACAGGTGCTGCCACCACAGGCCCCGCCACCGGTCCAGCAGCCAGAGTACCAGCAGGCGTATGCTCCCCAACAGATGTATGCTCCGCAGCCGCCAGCGCCGCATCCAGACTATTATCCGCAAGCTCCGCAGGGTATGCAAGCTCCTTCCACTGCTTCGTTTGCACCTCCACCAGCTCCTCCTGCGCAAGCGATGCCACCGCAGCCGTTTGGCGCTCCGCCAATACCGATGGCCCCGCCGCAGGCCCCGGTTAATGCGGCTCCGGTTTCTCCGGTACCAGCCGGTTTACGTCCATCGGCTCCAGTATCGGCTCCAGCAGCGGAGGGGCTTATCGAGCTAGATGACATCCCTTTTGACGGTGCGGCTGAATCAGCCGCAATCGGCCAGGAAGTGACTGAGCGTACTTACCAAGTGGTCGGCAAAGGAAAGCCTATGGGTCACGGTGCTTTTCAGACCTTGATAGGGCAGTACGCAGAAGCCACAAAGCGCTTGCCGTTAAGGACTTGTAGCCGTGGCGAGCTAGAAGGCATTGATGTACTTACCTGTTACAGTCAGTATCGTGGTGACTCTGTTTGCATGAAATGTCCGTTGCGCAGATACTGCATAGAGGGATAAACATGAATAGCACACCAACGCCAGGTCTAGATCGGTTTTTGGAACTCAAGGAAAACAAGGTTAGTCAAACTTTCATCTTTCTTCTTGAGGAGGAAGCATCATGGTTAGACGAGGAAACTTGTTGGGTTCATCATTTACGGTCACCAGTGCACTTAATCAGGCTAAGCGACGAAGAGTTTAAAATACTCGACATCGGAGTGCACCCAAAGACGGTGATCACGAAAGCTGGTAAGGAAATACAGACGTTTAACGGTGTGCCACGAGTGCAAGTCCTGAAGAAAATTCTCTCTTCTCTTTCTTAATAAGGTCGGGTGCATAACCGGTCTTCTTTGTTGGCCGAAAAGCCTACTTTGCCATTAATAAGCGGCCTGGCACCTCAGTCAGGCCGCATTTTCCTCGGAGAAAAACATGAATCCAGATGTTGCCGCATTGGTTGCGGAAGGCATTGATATAGACAAGATCATGGGAGCAGCTGTTACCGCTGCTGAGAAAAAGTCCAAGTTGCAACCGGTATACCTAAAACGTGACTCATTTGCTGCGTACGCCATCCATACAGGATCATTATGGCTTGATCTAATTATGGGGGGCGGCATTCCTCCATCTCGCATCGTCGGGATCTCAGGCCCTGAACACTCAGGTAAGTCGCTCCTGGCCACTGAGATTATAGCTAACCAATTGCGGGCTGGTCGCCACGCATTCTACAAAGATGCCGAGGGTGGGTCAGATCCGCTGTTTCTAAAGAGTCGTGGTATCGATTTTGACCTTTTCCGTGGCAAAAGAGATAAGAAAGGCAAGCTCAAAGATGGAGAGAGGGACCTGATCCATTACTACCAGCCCACCACTGGTGATGAAGTCTTGCACTTCATTCATGAATTGGCGGCTAAGTTACCGGAAAACCGAACGCCAACGTTCCCAACGGCACTCATTACGCTTGACTCAGTGGTGGCGCTGGTTACTGATGCTGTTTCCGACGACATAGACTCTAACCGAATGGCTATGCATGCCAAAATGTATTCAGAAATGTTGCCAATCATAAACAGTAATCTCATTAGAACCGGCTGTAGTTTCATCTATACTAACCAGATTAGACAAAAGCCGATGGCCAGCAAATACGAAAACCCTGATTATGAACCCTGCGGATCGGCGCTACGTTACTTTGCCAGTATCAGGCTGCGACTGTCGGCCTCTAAGCCAAAGTTTGGAGACAATGACCACCCCTTTGCCGATAAGGACAAAGGCTTTATCAAAGATGCTGCGCCGAAAGCCGGTGGGGTTTGGGAGGAGCCTCATTACGACAGTGAGGGCCAGGAAGTCGGGCTGGACCGGTACACGTACACAGCCATCAGAACAGTCAAAAACAAGGTCTACAACCCGTTCAAAGTATGCTGGATTAGGACGCAGTTTGAGGAAAACGGCTCCACTGGTCGCGGGCTGGACAAGGTGTTTGATGTGTTTAGCTTTCTGCACCAGGTTGGCCTTATCAAGCCAGCGGTGCTGACTGCCGAGGAGAAAGCTGCCAAGGTTAAGGTCGAAGCAGTTAAGGGTAGATACGAACCAGTGGCTGGCAGTCCTGTTGACTTGGTAGCTTTGGGGATGCCCAAAAGATGGACCTACCAGCAGTTCAAGAAATGGATAAATGAAACTCCGTCTATCGTAATGGTCCTACGCGATAAATTGTTGGTTTCTGGCTGGGCGTTTAACAATCTGGAAAGCACGCCGGATCACGAGGCTGAGCGGCAATCTGAGCAAGACGAAACTGAGACTGCTCCGGTATCGCCATCACCACTTCCTCCGCTCCCACCACCAATACTGGCTACGCCACCGCCAGTTATGCCTTCGCCTCCAGCTCCTGCCTAGGCACTTTGGGGAATGCATCATAGATTGGTGCATTCCCCTAAAAACAGCGTGTAATAAGAAAAAAGGAAACAACATGATTATTAGCGTAACACCGCAAGAGATGCTGGAAATCTTAATAAGGTCAGGTGTTGATACTGCTACTTCTAAGTCTATTATCCTTGACCTGCTCCTGGCTTCGGAAGGCGGGCTAAAGGTTCCACAGACAGAAGTAGAAGAAATCAATGAAATAGTGGAACCGTATTTCTCTGAAGTTGACGAGGTGGCCGCTAAGTCTAAACGCAAAACCAAGCGGGTTAACTTTAGTGCCTTCGGCGGCTCCGCTGAGAATCTTAAATAAGGACAGGTACAGATGAAGTCGTCACTTACTGCCAGGTTACTACTGGGACAGCTGCTTGAGTCCGACCAGATTGTTATGCATCAAAATTTTCCGAAAAACAATCAGCAATACCTGGAGGCCCAAATCGCAAAGCTAGAGGCAATTGCTGATCACCACCACAGCATCTCAGTGTCCTTGTCTCATCCGGCCAGAGTAAGAGCTAGGTCCAGAGACATGGAGCAAAGCTGCACAGGGCTGATAAATGGTATTAAGTTTGGCATCTCTTTTATGCTGGGTCTGGATCGGGACTTGGCAGAGGAAGACAGAAAAGCCGAAGCGGATGGTTTAGTATGAAATTGCCCAGCGTATTGACTCCTCACTTTTTGCAAACCGGTGACATTCACATCGGTGAATGCCGAGCCTTGCCAGACTACCTGGACAGGCACGAGAAGGTTTTGTGGCAAATAGCCAACTTAGCAATAGCCAATAAACTGCCGTTGCTAATGACTGGAGACCTTTTCCATCTTAAGTCTACCAAGCACGAGGAACGGTGGTTAGCGGCTAGGTGGATTGGCTATCTGGAGGAAAACGAAGTACACAGCATCTTTATAGATGGCAATCACGACCATCTGTACGGTGAGTTTACGCAGATGATGGAATTCTCGCATATGCCGCTAAAGTATGTGAGAATGGTAGCGTGGTCTCCACGCGTGGTAAATATGCTGGGAGTGTCGTACTTGGCCATTCCGTGGCGTAACTACGAAGAGAACCAGATAAGAGCGATCGTTACCGCCCATCTTTTGCAAATGACCAGCGATAAGAAGGTGGTGATTCTTCACGAGTGTATAAAGGGCGCACTAGCCGATAACGGATTTGTTATTCCTGGCGGCACCTCACTGCCAAACATGCCAGAAATTACTTATTGGGCAGTTGGCGATATTCATAAAGTGCAAAAAACTAACTTGGATAACGGGTGGTACGCTGGTGCTCCTGCGCAGTTCAAATTTCTAGACCAGCATAGCAAAGGGATTTTGGCTGTTGATCTAGCCAGTCCCTGCGAGCCTCATTTTATACCAATTGCGTCAAAACCAATGCGCGTGGTATCATCAGTGTCGCAGATTACAGACGACGCGTATTATCAGGTCAGAGGTAATGCTAATGAGATAATGAAGGCTAGTGGGTTTTCCCAAGTGGTTAATACCAGCTATGACGAATTAGACGCTGGCGTAGATGGTGGTATTAAGCCAATTACTGAGGGCTTAGACACCTATCTCTTGGACAAGGGAATACCAGAATCTTACCATAGTTACGCAGTGGACTGGGTGGAAAAACTGTTGACAGGAACGGAGCAAGGATGAAAGCGGTAGCAGATAGGTCAGTTGGTGAATATTTGAATAAAATACGTATTAGAAGATACAAGAATCGTAAACTATACGACACTGTGCACTTCAAGTACATTCAATATAAAGCCATTTTTGACATGATAGTAAACGGGGTGGACTTTAGAGTTGTTGACCACATAGGCAAGGATATTACACATTGGACAATAGCGCAAGCAATAGCCAAGCAGACAGATATGCAGGAAGTGAAGGATGCTCTGGACACGACGGTGTCGATGCTGAGGGGACAAAGCAAGAAAAAGGCGAAGAAGCAGCCATTGGCATAGCGTATCATTCGCCACTTGATGTGTCAACAATGATACCAGAGTTAGCAGCGTCTGACAACGCAGTGCTAATACCAATCTATTGCTATCGCGCAGGAAGCACCAAAATGCAAATAGTGTTTGGTTCCGAACGCGATTTGAAAAGATTTAATATTGACGTATTAGACGCAGCCAATGGCATGCCGTGCGACCTAACAGCCGCAATGATAGACAAACTAATCTCCAAATTTTTTGCATAAAAGCGACTGAACCTAAATGCGAGGATTATATGGAACAAGGACTACCGCCCGGATACAACGTGAGGGACGAGAAGGTCGCCGACAAGTCTAAGTCCCAGCGAGACGAAGCTAGGAAAAAGATTGCCGACAGGAACCTAGCAGAGATCTCAAAAACAATGGCCGGAGACATCGTAGCTAGATCTGTTCCCCTTGATTACGACTCTGATGGAATAGCTATCATAGACAGGGCTGAATCGCCACAGGTAGCTCCACCGCCACCGCCTCAGCCAACCCAACCCCAAGCGGCGGCTCCTGTGGCACCAGCACCAGCCCAACGTGGCCAAAAACAAGAAGAGTTGGCCCTGGCTCATCCGGTGTTGTCCAAAATGTTGAGAGTCTTTGGCTTGTCCAAAACTAAGTCGTACAAGCTGGACCTGTTCTCTAGTCACGACGGACAGAAAGTGTCGTACGAACTGACTCAGCTCCCAGAGGAAACCACGGCTTGGGCTCTTGCTGAGTCTAAGACTAAGGGCCTAGGGAACGAAGGCACATTTGCCTACTTCCAAAACCTGTTCGTGTCAGCGTCAGTGATTGCTATTGATAACGAGCCAGTGTGGATAGTGTTCGGAGTGGCTATCGCACCAGAGGAGCAAGCCATTCTTGACCGCGATCCTAAGAACATTCCAATAAGAGTAAGAAAAGCTTGCGGAAAGGTTTTGGCCGAGCTTTTCTGGTCTGACCTAGGTCCGGTGGCAGACAAGCTGTGGAACTTCTATGAAGACGTTATCGCTAAGGAAAACAAGGTAACAAGCTCATACGAGAACGAACAAGCGCAACTTGAGCGGTATGTGTGTCCTATTGACGGCTGTAATAACATAGACTTCTTGCGCCCACAGCAGGACAAGCCGTATTTTTGCAAAATCCACGGTGTCCACTTGGTTAAGGGCATCGAATGGGGTGGCGGTGACCTCCCTTTGGTCTAAAGGCCGCTGAGTCAATTCCTGAATTGTATGTCCGAGGAATGGTTATGGCTCGCGGCGGGTACACAGTGAGTGACATAAACAGCATGTCTGAAGAGGAAATTGCTTTTATATATCACTATCAGGACCTAGCTACCGAGAAACAGCACAGCTACCTAGCGTCGATTTTGGGGGTCGTGTGGACTCGCGATGATGTCACCCCGGCAGTCGGCAAAGGCAATTCGGTTCCACCAGACAAAATTCTGGTACCACTGTCCATGGCGATTAACCCGAATGTTGTTAGCTATGTGTCATCAGTGTTCGGTATTGGCAGTACCGAGAAGAAAGAGACTAGTTCTTCGGTGGAAGGTTACACGCCAAGCAATAACGAAAAGATTGTGTCTACTGAGGGAATGGGAAAAGAAGAGTTCATGAAACTGATTGGGAAAAGGTAGTCACCACTTTTTCAATGGGCAATCAGCTGCCTTGAGGCCGGTTTTGATGTTCAGGTAGCACCCGCAGACGGTGCACCTGTTTCGGCTAAGATGAGGGCAGGCATGACAAGCTGCCAGTCGCTTTTCCACTACGTCAGAAGATGCGGTTATTTTACCACTAGAAGCAGCACCAGCCATAACATTGGCAGCTGTCAGCATGAAATTTTTAGCCTGATCAAACATATTAGGCATAAGTTTCCTACCTGAACAGCATGACATAACGCTCCAGCATTTAGGTGGCCACAAAATGAGACCTGCAAACAAAATAATCCAAGACCTTGTGGTTGGTGAATTTTCTGACGGACAAATGTTACCACCAACGTTATTCCCTTCTTCAGTAGAATCGGTCATAATGGGACTAGGATCAGAGTATCAGGACAGGATCGGTGGGTGCCGGACCAAGCTAGAGGTACTAGAGCTTTCCGTAGACTATCTGGCCGAGTGTGCAGCTATCGCAGCCGACACATACAGAAACAAACCAATTCCAGATAATGCGTACCAGTTGGCAGCGCTAACCAACGCCCACAAATCGGCTTTGGCGCAGTTGGAGAAAATGAAAGATCCGGATGAGATTTTGTCTGAGATAGATGCCAAAATTCATACTATGTTTGTAGCAATGGTAAGAGCTATGGCCATAGAAATAGATAAGGTCAAGAGGCAATGGGTTGCCATGCACCCGGAAGACCTTTCGACAATAGACGACCTGTTTACCCGTATGACTAATTCTGTTCAGCCCGAGACCCAGCGAATTTATGATGACCTAGAAAAATCATTGAAGAAAACGTTGGGAATTAAGAGGTGAAAGTAGTAAAAGTTGATAACATGCGTATTTGGCGCGACCTAAAAGACTTACAATTGGCTGATTTGGCTGACGAGTGGCTGTCGGCCTGCAGTATTGGAACATGTGATGACGGACCAAAAGAGTGTCAAGACCAGCAAAAGCAAGGCAGAAAAGAAAAAATTCTCGCCTTTCGAGATATTCGAAGAGCTAAAGAACTCTAACCTTGACCCATCAGTATTTGACAAAGTTGACGAACGAGACTTTGCCAAAGCACCGAACTTCCTAGACTGGTCTATTGAACCAAAATTTGCCAATACTACCGTGTTGCCTAAGCAGATAGAGATTGGTGTCAAACTATGCCAGGATTGGTGCCCTAGGTGCTCAAACCCTGGCTACATTAACACCCTGTTCGACCAAACGATAGGTAACATCAAGGACAATATACAATTCCTAGTTCACGGCGTTTGCCCCAAGTGCCGTTCAAACCGTATCGAGCTGGCCAACGAGTTTGACATTGAAATCAAAAATGAACTGGTTGGCGCCATGGGCCAGCGCTGCGTCCCAAAAGACACTCTTGTTTATACTGGTCGTGGCATCATACCAATTGAACAAGTAAAGGTGGGAGACTTGCTTTCCCATGGTGTCGTGTCAGAAATATTTGACTCCGGCACTCAGGATATGTTGGAAATCAAGACCGAACATGATTGGGCTCTTAGGGGAGCCAAGAACAGCCATATTGTAGCTACTAAGGTTGGTGACGAAATAGTATACAAACCAATCAAAGAGTTGGTTGTTGGCGACGTTTTGTTGTTAAACTCATGCGGTTTCTGGCCAGAGACTCGTTACAAATTGCCGCGTTTTGGTATGGCCGGTTTTCCCAGTGAAGTAACAAATGAGTTGGCAAGATTAACTGGTTATCTGGTGTCTGATTGTGCATCTCTTTGTGCAGAAGTAACCTATGATATTAGACGGTGCAATTTATCAGTTTTTGCGCAGCTGCACCTAACGGAAAATGCTGAATTAATCTGCAAATGGCTGGATTTTATTGGCCTCGACGTTGCTACTAGGCGCAACAAAATTCCGCAGTACATCATGCAATCTCCAAAAGAGGTACAAGCCGAGTTTTTGGCAGGTTTGTTTGGAGAGGCAAACAGTGTATACAAGGATACCAACGGTGCAATTAGTCTTAGGTGTATTAGTGCGTCTGAGTTACTTATTAAGCAAGCAAGAATCATATTGCTGAGTTTCGGAATAGCGGCAAGGTACGCGCAGCTGCCTAGCGGTTACCACATGATTACTACTAGTGACCCGAGTTTTGTTAGCGTATTTGCTTCCTTGGTAAATTTGGCTGAGAATGATAAGGACAGGCTAATAAAATCAGTTGTCCCAGAGGTGCCCAACACTCAGAGTGACATAACCAGCCAAGGACTTATACCAGCTCCCATTACGAGCATTGTCGAGGCTTCAGCAGTTCCAATGATGGACGTTAGTATTCCAGGCAGCAACGTTTACACAGGTGACGGATTCCTGCATCACAATTCTGGCAAGACGAAGCTAGTAGGTCTCCTGGCCTCGTACATTACCCACAGGTTCCTTAAAGTACCAAACCCGCTGCGGTACTTCGGACAACCAACCGGAGAGCTTCTTCTTGGTACTTTCTCTGCCTTAACACTGGAGCAGGCGTCGCAAACCCTGTGGGAGTCGTACAAGGGATTTATCAGCGGCTCTCCGTGGTTCTCCCAGTACCACAGCTTCCTAAGAAGTGAGGAGAAGCGCCTAGGCGTTGAACTTCTGCACGATCTGAAGAACTCGATTCTGTACACGCACAAGCAGATGCTGTGGCACTGCACGGGTTCTCAGGACCGGAAGATGCGAGGCAAAACCAGAATCTTCGCGGCGATAGATGAGCTTGGCTGGTTTATTATGGACGATTCCAAACCAGACTTGCAAAACATGAATGCCGATGCCGTCTATACAGCCCTGTCCAACTCCCTGGCTACCATGAGAATGAAATACCGAATTCTGCTGACCCGTGGCGAATACGACGCCCCGCCAATCTTGATGGCCAACGTGTCGTCCCCATCGTCAGCCAAAGACAAAATTATGAGGCTGCTTAAGGACGCTAACAAAAATACAAAGATTCTAGCGGTACAACTGCCTTCTTGGCTATGCAATCCTGACTATACGTACGAAACGCTTAGGGCTGAGTTTAACCACGTCGAAGAGTCAATATTTATGCGGGACTTTGGTGTAGAGCCACCGTTGGCCCAGAGCCCATTCATGTCTGACGAAATGATGTTGACTCGCATAGCAAAAGGGCCTGTTACCACTGATTACGACACGGTGGAAATACTTGATGACACTAACAAATTCAAATCGGCACGGTTGCGCATGCATAACGCAAATCGTGGTACACCAAGAATGGTGACCTTTGACCTTGGTACCACCAAAAATGGGTTGGCTGCATGCATTTTCAACCTTACTGGTGGGAAGCCGACCTTAGAGTTCGTACTGGCCATAACGCCAAACCCAGCAGCAAAGATCCGTATTAACATTGCTGACGTATATGATAACTTTACGGAACCATTGGTAAAGTCTCTAAACGTCAAATATGTGTTCTTTGACCGTTGGCAGTCTCTTGACCAGATTGAGAGACTTCGTGCCCTTGGGGTAACAGCCGAAGTGTACTCCTTGTCGTACAAAGACATGGACTCGGTCAGGGGGTACATTAATTCTGAGGCTGTAACAATACCAAAACTGCACAAGCCAATCCAGGAAATTATATCAGATTACGTTTCCGACAGTCCTCAATGGCAGAGTAATCCAGTAGGTGCGCTCTGCATCCAGTTGCTTACGGTTAGGGACAATGGGCACAGGATGATGAAGCCGTTGCAAGGCGATGACGACATCTTCAGAGCTTTCTGTCTAGGAGTGGTGAAGTTGTTCGACCCTAGTATCAAGTTGACTATGCAAGGGACCGTTGCAGCCCAAATGGCATCAGCCAGAGCGGTAGGAACAGTTAAGCCAAGAAGTGCCAAAATGGGAGGCCTTAGTGGCGGCAAAGTTACTGTTGATGGGATAGGTGCTGCCTTTTCTAGGCAGCGTAACCGATGAATAGCTATTTTTGTATTAGTCTATACACAGAGGGCAGAGATGCAAAAACAACCAAGAATTACCGCCGTAGCCACAGTGGTGTCATCGGTCTCAAAGATCAGAAACATAAACCTTACATCGGCTGAGGTAAGTCGGGCAGCTGAGATTCTCCAAAAGAGAGCGCAAGCTGATTGGGGAGCCATCGAGTGGGACGCTGCCGTGACGTCTCTGGTAGAATCTTGGCGGACCAATCCGATAGAGCAGGAAAATAAGCTAAAAGTTGTTGCAGCCAATGAGCTTTGTCCGCTTTGCCAACAGCCCGGCCAACCAATCACTCTGATGCGGGGTCGCAAGGCTTATTACTGCCGTTCTCACACAGTTGTTACTCCTGCGATTGTCAACTAACACGAGGCCTACTTATGCCACTGATAAGATTTAATGAGCACCCAGCTCCTGGTTATTATGAAGACGGGTCCATGGTGGTGCTCGGCGGCAAATCTGTCGGCAAAGTTAGGCAGCGCAAGATAATTACCGCTGATTGTGCTGGCAGTGGTGGTGGCTTCGGCATGGGCGGAGGCGGAGGCGGAGGCGGCGGAGCAGGTGGAGGCGGAGGCGGTGCTGGTGGCATTTTCACTGGCGGTGGGGGAGCCGTAGGGTTTGGCGGGTCCGGTGCTAGCGGGTCGTCTGCAATAGTGGACAGGTACAACCCAGTACGCGACCGGCTAGACGAGGGGTCAATAGTCGAGGACTGGATACCTCGTGATGCGTCAGGCCTTGACGAAATGTTTAAGCTGATGTACCACAGAGATTATATCGCTGGCACCATGGTAGATCTTTTGGCCGATATGCTTTGGTCTGATTTTGATCTAGTTGGGATCAAAGACCCGACAATTAAGAACATTTACATGGAGTCTATGTCATCTGTTGACGTAATGTCAACAATGCCAGACATCACTCGCGAATTTCTCGTCCTAGGGCGAACGATATCGTCTTGGATCTTTGATAAGGAACGCGGCATTTTTCGCGACCTGGTGTCTCATGATCCAGGCCTGGTGAGATTGCAGCCAATACCAATCAAGGGGTATGACCCAAAAATAGACTTGATACCTTCCCCAGCGATGAGAGCATTTGTTGACTCAACAGACCCGCGTGACGTGGAAGCCAGAAAGCTGCTGCCAGAAGCCTATTTGAAAGCAGTGCGCGGAGCTTCTGGTTCTAGCGTGTCTGCATGGGGTGGAGGCGGTGGTGGAGGCGGTGGAAACGGAGGCGCGATTCCGCTTGACCCAATCAACACCCTGTTTGTTGCCCGGCGCCGATTTAACTTTGACTACATTGGTACGTCGCTTTTCACTAGACTGATCACCTTCTGGGCGCTTGAGAAAGCTCTTATTAATGCTACCGTGTCGTCGGCTAGACGTAGAAGTAGACCAATACTCCACGTTAAGACTGGTATCGAAAACGTGTGGGAACCTACTTCTGAGGAGATGGATGCTATTGGCGGCATGTTCATACAGGCTGACGAAGATCCGGTTGGTGCGGTTGTGGTTACAAGAACCGGTGTGGACACCAACGAGGTAAGATCTGGCACCGACTTCTATAAATGGGCCGACGAGTGGTCACTGCTTAACGAGGGCAAGCTAAGAGCCTTGGGCGCTAACGACGCCTTGTTATCCGGCGATGCGACGTATTCCAATCAGGAGTCCGCTAGGTCCTTCTTTATGGAGCGAGCCGCCTACCTCAGAGACCAGCTAACTAGCCGTATCTTCTATGCAAAGATGTTTCCGCTCCTAGCTAGGATTCATGGCTTTACCAAAACCAGCGAAGCCCACTTGGCCCACGGTATCAGAGTAAAAGGTAGCGAAGGCCCGAAATCACAACGGGACAGTCTAAACATCCCAGACTCAGACCTCATCATACCAACCATTCAGTGGCGCAAAGAGTTAGTGTCAGGTGTTGACACGTCCATGCTGGACGTGTACGAGCGAGTGGCGGATAAGGGAGTACCAATTCACCTCAGGCAATGGGCGGCGGCCTCAAACGTTGACCTGGATGCCCAAATGCTGGACCTGGAAGCCGATGCCGACTTGCGCAAGCGGGTTGGTAAGTGGAAAAGCAGTTTCGAGAATGAGGGCGGTGGCGAGATGCAGGAGGCAAAGCTTGAGTTTATTAACTCGCTGCGGGCCTTGTCGCAAACCAACCTCCAAAGAGTGGTAACGTCGTCAGTCAAGGACCTTGGTAATATCTCTAAGTATATCTTTTGGAACCGCGAAGCCAAGCTTGGACGACTGTCTGCCAACGAGATGGCCACGGTAATGAAAGAAATTATGGGGTCGTCTGATAACTCATACAAGGTGCTTGGTGACTCGTTCGCCCTGACGGTCAAGCTAAGACACAGCCTGCAAGACAATGTAAAAGCTGACATTGCCCATTTTCTTATGTGGCGTACTGGGCTAACGCCAGTAAGGCCAGCTCTTAATGGCGACACCATCGTTGAACTGTCCAAGGCCATAGAAGCCGCCCTCGACCAATACGCCAACAATGGCAGCGTTTACCAACTGGCAAAAGTGGCCGAACAGGAGTTGGCTGCGATCTCAACGTGTCGCCCTAGGAAAGAGACTAGTGCCAAGATCGACAGCGAGTACAAGGCTACTGACAAAAGGATAGAGGGCCGAGTCCCCAAGGACCCCATACCAGACACGAGCAATAAAATCTTCTCGGGAGTATAAGTGCGGACCCGTTGCGACGGGTCCGTTCTATCTATCTTATCCAACCAAGCATGTTAATATCTAATGGAGATCAAAAGTTGGAACACCCAATTTTGGACAATCACCTTATTGTGCCTGTGAACATGGTTCCACTGAATTGTCTGGAGCGATTCAGGGTAATGCTCAAAGACGTTGACGGAGAGGAGCACATTCACCAATTCTATGCTTACGATGAGACGGACAATGTGTACAGGTTTGCGCGTGGCAATCTGGACATGGTCTACGAGATATTTGGTAACTATGGAATACAAGACCAGCGGTCGCGTGCTCCGATGAAGAATAAGCTGGTGTTTACTGGGTCCCTAAAGCCGCACCAAGTGCCAGTAGCGGAGGCAATAATGGCTGGCAACGGGTACGGGCAACTAAACGCTCCACCCAGATTTGGCAAAACTGTTACCCTGACTAGCATAATATGCCAATTTGGGTTTAAGACGCTGTGGATGGCGCACCAGATAGACCTCCTCAAGCAGGCGCTTAAGACGTTCCACCGTTTCACAAATGTTATGGATCTAGAGTACGAGCTAGGCAGGCCGATTGTTGGGATTGCTAAGGACTGGGAAGACTTCTACAAATATGACGTGTGTTTCACCACCTACCAAAAGTTTATTCAATCGTTTGACCGCGTTGGAGAACTTAAGAACACGTTTGGTGCGGTGTTTGTCGATGAGTGCCACTTAGCAAAAGCTGGTCATTATGCCAAAATAGTATCAGCATTTAACCCAGCTGTTAAGCACGGCGTATCTGGCACCACTGAGGTGAAAGGGGACGCCCACTTAATAAACAACTTCACCCTGGGACCAGTTAGGTTCGTTGGTAGGAAGCCAGAGATACCCTGCCAAGTGCGTCTAGTAAGAACTAACACCAGAGTGAGCGCGTCTGGCTCTGGGCCTAGGTTCTTTGGTATGATGCTAAATGAGTTGGCCAAGAATCAAAAGAGAACCGAATATATTACCGATGTAATCAAAGCATACGCGATGGCTGGCCATTACATAGTAGCAGTTAGTGAGCGAGTACAGCACATTGACGACATAGTTAAAGGATTGTTGGCCGCCGGGATTACGGCTCAGGCTTACCACGGCAAGGTATTCAAGAATGACCGCCATCGTGAGCAAATCCTGGAGGATGCAAGGTCAGGAAAAATCCGCGTTCTCGTGTCTATCCGCAAAATGGTTCTAGGTCTAGACATTCCACGGCTGACTGCTTTCTTCAACTTGCTGCCGTCAGCTAACCCACCAAACTACTACCAAGAAGCGTCACGAGTAGGAACCGAGTACCCAGGCAAAGATTGCAGCTACGTAGTTGACTTTATTGACGACCACCCGATAGCTCTTGCTTGCTTAAAATCTAGAAACAAGGTTTATTCAGAGCAAGGGTGGGAAGTTGTTAATAAAAATGAGTTTCCAACAGTCTACAATGCAATGTCTTCATATCGAAGAAGCCCGTCGAGGAGTTTATGACAAGCAGTAGCACCGGTGTAGATAAATGGTTAAGATTGTCTGGAGTGCCGTTTAGGCACATAAAGAAATCGGTAGCAAAATATCAATTCTCGTTAGTAGAATTTGTCAGTAGCGGTGGCGGTAGGGTAGCCATCAAACCGGATGAGCAACAGGACTGCTACCAAGAGCTATACACCAAGATAGGCTGCCTAGGGGAGTCTGCTCTTTATGGGATAGGGTCAAACCCAACCGAGGTGGCGTCGTATCAGTTTGCGGTAGAAATCTGTAGGGCCTACACAGAATACTGTTTCAACTCCCGCCTTGTGGCAAAGATTAAGTGGATAGACTTAGCAGCACCAGATTGGAGCTATTTGAAGTCATCTGAATTGCAGGAAATAGTGGTAATTCATGGCATTTCCGACGCATCTGATCCAAAAAGGTTGGAACAAGCTAAGGATTTCATACGAAAGTCGTCAGACTGCACAATTTTGGTTGTCGCCACAACAGTAAACATTGTTGACATGATAATCAGAAAACTTGGCTTGCAGCCAACGGCTATTTGGCAGCTTTCCACTATTCGCACCAACATAATAATATGAGGACCGCATGAAGATATCAACCAAATGCGACGGGAAGGAAAAGCGACACAGTTGGGATGCCTTTGTCGGGGAATATGGCATGCCGGACGATGGCCAGCATTACTCGTACGACATAGTCGCACATGGTAGGACGGAGCAGGAGGCCAAGCAGGAGCTGTTACTATGCGCCCAATCGCTGCAGGGCGTAATAACGCAGCTGTTGGAAGCTATTAAATCAGAAATAAGTCTTGACGCGCAGTCACCCGAGGAGTTGTTGTGAAAGCTTTTGACGCAGCCGCCGAGATACAGGCCATAATGACAATCTGCGATTCGGAGCAACGCAGCTTCTTTCTTGGTAGCCTTAGTCAGGACCACTTTGGGTCGCCAGCCACCAAGGAGATCATGCAGCGAATCACTAGCCTGCTGTATGCTGGCAAGTCAGTGCCTACTAGCTCCGTTCTGCGCTACGACGAGGCCCTGTCCGACGTGGCTAAGTCGTCGCTTACCACCCCTATCAAGCCCTTGGTGCACGAGTCTGACTTGGAGGCCCTGAGAAGTACGCTAGACCACTATCGTAAGGCTCGCATAATACTGGATACCGTGTCGGCTACAATAGAAAAGCTAAAGGATCCCAATCCAAACATAAACCATATCGTGATGGATATACAAGGCTCCCTAGAAAAGTGCCACTCGGACTCCTCCCGCTCCGAAATGGTTCATTATTTGCCTGACGCCGAGCTGCAAAAGACAGTGGCCGAAGAGCTGGAGTCAGCCGACACCGACGCCATCCCAACTGGTTTCTCCGAATTTGATCGCCAAGCTGGCGGGTTTAGACGCAAAAACGCCGTGGTTATGGCGTCAGTACCGGGTGGCGGTAAATCGGCGATGGCTTTGCAGTGCGCGATAAACCAGTATTACATGGGCTATAACGTCTGCATCATCAGCTACGAAATGTCGGAAATCGAGATTAGATACCGGCTGCTATCAAATATAGCAAAATTTGACCATGGCAAAATCCACCTCAAGAAATTGACGGCAGCTAACCGCACTCTTATTAATGACAAATTTGCCGAGTTCCTGGCGTCCTCCACGGGCAACCGGTTTACGATTTGGACGCCAGAGCGAGAGCTATTTATACCGCAAATGGCGCAAGAGTTAAAGGCATACAAGTACGACGCTATATATGTCGATTACTTAGGCCTTCTGCCCAGTTTCCCAGACAAGCCAATGCACGAAACCCTCGGGGACCACACCAGGCATGCGAAATTAGCCGCTAAGTCGCTTGATGCAGCAATAGTCCTTCTTTGTCAATTTGATAGTGTCGAAAGCAAGATTAAGTACTCAAAGGCTGTAGAAGCGCATGCCAACCTTATCTGGGCGTGGGACTTTGCAGAAAAAGAGAGACAAACTGGCATTATTGAGGTTCGCCAACTTAAATCGCGGTCGTCAAAAGTCTTTGATTTCTACTTGCAACAGGACTTTTCGGTTATGTCAATGATGGACTACCGAGGTCCGTCTCCGGACGAAATCTATGCTGATGACGATAAAAATGCTAGCACTAGTAAAACAAAGAAAAGGAAAGCTGATCCAAAGGCTGAATTACCAAAAATGCCAAAGTTGCAATAGGAGAAAGTACTTGAACAGGAAAACCATTGTCGCTATTCACGGGCTCCAGGGTAGCGGCAAAACTACACTAGCAACAAATCTGTTGCACATCTTTACCGGTACCGTTGGCGTCGTCAGTATCAAAAGCTCATTTAAGAAATACGCCGACACTATTATGCAGGACGTGCACCACCTGCTACCGTTGTCAGCTGTGGAGCTGGCCCACAAGGAGCTGCAGAGAGCAGTGTCAACCTGGGGCGAAAGGTTCGCTCCCCACATCTGGTCAAGGTTGTATAGTGCTGCGGTAATGGAGTCGCCTTTTTCCGTTGTTATTACGGATGATGTCAGAACCGATATGAACATCATGGCATTGTGCAAGCTATCGGAGACGAACAACGTGATGTTGGTGCGTCTCATTTGCGGCGAAGAAGCCAGAAAAGCCAGGGTGTCTGTTTGGCGAGAGATTACTGACTACACAGAAAGGCTGCTACCGGCCCAGGACGACCTGCAAACCTTTAGCGTTGATACTGGTGAGTTTGGCGCCACTGAGGTGGCTGATGCTGTTGTTGCTAAATTGGCTGAGTTAGGATGGGCAAATGGCTAAGTCAGGGCTAGTGCTGCCAGCAAAGGAATTCAAGGAAGCCATAAAGAGTATGCTGTCCTTTTCTAACAGTCTTGGTGGCACTTTTGGTTCTGCGGCCACCTTCACGCTAGACCCACCAGCTCTAAGGCTTACCTCGGAGCTGGCCACTTTGGAGGTTCTTCTTCATGCCAAGGAAGTGGCGACAGGCGGACCGGAACACTTCCACTTTCATATGGACAGTGTTGCTAAGTTGGCACTAACCGGCACCGAAGTTGAGTTTTCGTGGGACGACCTTGTTGTCCTGCACGTGAGCTGCGGTTTGTTTAAGGCCGATCTTACGATAGCCGCTGCTACCCATGTCTCAGTGCCATGGCCAGAAGTCAAAGCCAGCCTCAGTCTGCCATACGAGGTGGTGCCAGAAATATGCAAATACTTGAGGCTGCCTAACTCATATGTCGACTTGGACGACGGCAATACGGCTATAGAGCTTAAGTGTGATGGCAACGAGTTCATCGCCTCTTGTGAGGATAGCTTCTCGTTTATCAGATACTTTGTTCCGTTGCCCACAATATTTGATCCAGTGGTGGTGCCATATTTTACTTTGGCTGCTATTAATGGTAAGCGGGTAAGCGGAGACGTGGTAATAGGCAACAATGGCAATTACTGCATGTTCAACACTCCTGGGCATACGCTGTGTACGTCAAGTCTTAACACCAAGCTAAACCCTTGGAGTGTGGCGGTGTCTAGCATGGGCAAGGCAGTAATATCGGCAACGACCGATATCGGCAACCTAATGGACGCCATTAAACCACTGTTTGCTATGATTCCGCTAAAAGAAAAAAGTAGCGCAATAATATCGATGGTACCAATAGACGGCGGTCTAAGGTTCGACCTGTCTCAGTCCGGATCGTCCTCCGCGACCTCCATATTGCAGTGCCAAGTTAGCGGCTCAGGAACAATAAACCTGCACCCTAGGGCACTATTTGACTTTTTGTCCATGATATCAGGCTTGGGTGCTATTGAGATCCTTGCAGCGCCTGTTGCAACAAGGATAACGACAAAAACCAAGATTGGGACGCTAGAATATCTAATAACCAACGTTATTCTCTGAGGTGCGACAGTGTCAAAGTGGGAGTTTCAATCTGATGCTAAGGAAAAGGCCAATGAGCTGTATATTGGGCGCGTAGATGGTGCTAGCCTGGCAAGAGAACCGACCACGTCCAAGATTATAGCCAAAACTCCTTTGATGACTTTTGAACTGATGTACAATTTGCAAACTAGGCTATGCGGATACAAGTTGACATATGATTTACCAAAGCTCCAGTCTAAGTTTACAACGTTCAATTCTTGCTTTCTGGCGTTTTCTACTCCGCAACAAATTGAGCCAAAGCTGGAAATAGTGTACGAAGACCAGGCCGTTAGGCTGCTAACTTATGAGTTCCCAACTGTTGCTGATTTGTGGTTGATAGGCCGATGGAGAGAGTGATACACTATGCAATTAGGAATAATGCCGGGAAAGCACCCAGAAGCTGGCAAAAAAGGATATTGCTGTTCATCATGCCAATGGTTCACGGTAGGCTACGCAGGAAATTGCCAAACTCTGAGAGGTGTCAGTATTGACACGCCAGCATGTATTGAGTATCTGCAACCGCAAGTGGACGAATTTGCTGAGATTATGATAGACAAGTACCTGGTTGGTCTTAGGGAATCGTTTAAGCACCCAATGTTTAAGCTTGATGATTCGCTAGCGGCTGAGCTTACCGGGTATCTGTTAGACGAGGACCTGTCTAGCAAGCAAATGGGCACCTTGCAGGATCTGACAAGAATCAACGAAATGTTGCGCAAAATATTGGCGTATAGGGCTAGGGTGTCCAATATATACACCAGCCTCATAGATATAAAGCATGAGTTAGATGAACGTATTAATTACGCTAACCTGTGGTTGTTTGCTAAGCACAAGGTGTACAAGGATCTAAAGAACGCTGTGGCCAGGAAGGCTGCGTTTGACCGAATCATGCCAGAGGCTATGCCGATCAAAAAAACCATATCGAAGCTAGAGGTAACTGCCAAGTACGTGGACGATAGGTTGGACGCCAATGAACGTCTCCTCTGTAAAATCCTTGCATCAGCAGAGCGCATTAAGTTCTCCCAAGGAGGTAGAATGTGATAGACCTTGACGATAGGACTGGTCGCCTACCTTCTGATGTGTTTAAGGCTGAGTTTGCCAAGATTTTTCTATCGATGATGGATGTCAGCGTTGGGCACAATCAAGCCAAAATAGAAATGACAAGAGCGCTGTTAGCCCAGGGTGTCCAGCTTAATATGCAGGACATGTTCTCCCTGACCGATTTATTGTTGGACAGACTTCAGCGCATATCAATAGTTAAATCGATGGCGCCACTGCTGGGGCTAACGGGAGAAATGGAAGAGATCATAGGGCGGGAAATGGATCTTATTTACGCTAGTAGGAAGCAAGTAGTAACAAAGACGCATGGCGTGATAAATGGAGATGCAGGAGACAAAAATGACTACTGAGATATTTGTTATTACCACACCGGACAATATTGGCGTGTCGTTAGTTGAGAGCTTGGAAAAAGCTGGCTACTATGTCACTCACTCAATGTATGACTGGAACAGCGAAAAGGGCAAAGCAACAGTGGCTAGGTTGTCGCTGCCGCAAGACAAGTTGCCGTTGGAGTATGAGGCCATAAAGGTTTCGTCGGTACTGGTGGCAGATTTGGAGTGCGACCCTACCTTACTAGCTGAGTTCATGGCTCTCGCTGTTATGACCGGATTGCCGTCAGTAGGAGTGTTCCAAATCTCTCCACAACCGTCCAAATTTAGTTCGTGGTTTGAGGCACTGGTACCGCACTCTAAATTGATTGGTTATTTGGAAGGCCTAACTAAACCGATGCAAAACGAAATGGACAAGGCTGGAGGTAGCGAAGATGATAGCATTTGTTAAGGACAATCTGCCTAAGATGGAGATATACGCCGAAAAGTTGGTAATTGTGCAGGCCTGCCAAATACACGACGACTTTTTTGTCGACGTTGGTGACGTCCGTTTGTCTGGTAAAAGTGGCGATTACCTGGTTAAGAGTGTCAACGGTTTTGTTTATCCATGCTCACGGTCGACGTTTGAGTCTAACTACGAAAAACACTGGGTTATCCAGGAGGAGAAGGCATGAAGGGCATCATTTTGGCAGGAGGAAGCGGTACCAGGCTGCACCCGTTGACGATAGCGGTTTCTAAGCAACTTTTGCCGGTTTACGACAAGCCCATGATATACTACCCGTTGTCAGTGCTCATGCAAGCTGGCATTACTGACATTCTGGTCATTTCCACTCCCATGGACATAAGCGGGTTTCAAAGACTACTAGGCGACGGGTCCAAGTTTGGCATATCTGTCTCGTACCGGGTGCAAACAGTACCAAACGGCATTGCTCAGGCTTTTGTTGTAGGCAAAAGCTTTATTGGCAAGGACACCGTGGCACTAATTCTCGGCGACAACATTTTTCACGGTGAGCACTTTGGTCGTGATCTGGAAAAGTCAGCCATATTAGCTGACGGCGCTTTGGTGTATGCATACAGAGTGAAGGACCCTGAACGGTATGGAGTTGTCGAATTTGATAGGAGCGGCATGGTGATTGGCGTAGAGGAAAAACCGCTGTTTCCTAAATCCAACTTCGCGATAACAGGATTGTACTTTTACGACAACTCTGTGGTTGACGTTGCAGCCGAGCAAGTACCCTCAGCAAGAGGTGAGTACGAAATTACCGACGTTAATCAGCATTACCTAAACGAGGGCAAGCTGAAAGTTTACAAAATGAAACAAGGCACAGCTTGGCTTGACACTGGGACCCACGCTTCCTTGCAAGAGGCTACCAACTATGTTCAAGCGATAGAGAGCAGGCAGGGTCTTAAGGTCTGTTGCCCAGAGGAAATAGCTTGGCGCCGTGGCCTAATTAGTAACGAAGAGCTTGGTAAACTGGCAAACGATGCCAAAAAGACTGAGTATGGTTCCTATTTGCTTGGGCTGCTGGTTTAGTCACTCTTGTGGCTATTTTATTGCCACACCCGTACGCAACGGCGGAGTCATTATGCCAAAACCGCAGTTCAGTTTTAGTGAAGAGAGAAACACCGTCTACTACCACAGCCTCAGAGTATACATATTTGGCGCTGATGTAACACCATGGCTTACGTCTAACGTTGTGCTTAATAAGGCTGGTAGGGACGGCATCACTGGCTGCACGTTTAGTCTGTCTAACGTCATGCGGGCTTTTGAAATAACTGAGCAAAACGTCCCGCCCATAGGGTCAGGCGTATTTAGAAACAGTGACCCATATAGCCCCGATGGCAGATACTCAGAGCAAGCAAAACACAACATCTTCGTGAGGAAAACCAGGGCAGCCAATAACACGAAAACTGCTATCAAAACCTTTGGCCCGATTAAGGGCAGCGTCACTACCAGTACCTCAGATACCAAGAGACCTGTTTACGGTGGCGTTATTAAGGACATACCAAATTCAGCTTCGGCCCAGACCGACACATACACGACCAGATACCCGATGAACGTTGGGTCGTTGGTGTTTCACAAGTATGACCCAGTCAGAGTATTTATTAAGAACCCGCTCTCCCGCAGTGAAGACCAATGGACTTGCGAATTTGCTGGTTATATCGATACTAAGTCGTTTAACCAAAATTACCTAAACGGTGAGTCGATGATAAACGTGTCGTGCCAGGACCTTAGGGCTCTCATGCAAAACATGAGGACGCAAACTAACCCCATGGCGCAAGTCGGAAACCAAAATACGTTGGCGTTTGGCGGCACTCGTGGGTTTATTGCTAAGGACACGGCCACGGCTGGCTTCTTCAACGATCTAGTAGCACCTGGTAGTCTTCTTTCTCACGTACTAGGCGGTAAGACGTTTAAAGACACGATTAAGTACTTAATGTTCGGTGCTTTTGCTAGTAAGGCTGGTAATAGTGGGGTTGGCACTATGTCTGAAGGAATCACTATATCATACGACCCATCCTCAGACAAGCGCAAAGAGGTTATGGAGAAGTGGAATAACCTAGTCATTTTTGGCAATGTGGAAGGTACGTATCTAACCAAAAAGCAGATGATAGACATGGGCACCAATACGGTGCCTGGCGGCATTAACTCGCCAGATGCCCAAAAAGTTCACTTTCTCTTTCCAGCATCTGGTGCTCCAACCAATAACCTAGTGTCCTTTTCCATGGCAGACAGCCAAGTTGAAGCACGAGTAGAATGGTCGTCAAGATTGGAGCTGCTAAACCAGATTTGCAAAGGTATCGACTACCAGTTCTATGTCACTGGAATGGGCGACATGGTGTTTGAGTTTCCAATGTATGATTTTTTGCCTAAAGATTTCAACGAGACTTATAACTTGTTATACACTTTTGACAGGCATCTTACGTCCGATACGGTCAACGACGAAGGCGGGACGCCAATAACCGCACTAGAGGTGACCTCTAACAGCCTGGTGTCGGAACTAGCAAACCCAACGCAGTCGTCAGCCACCCCTAGCGAGTTGAAACAAACCATTTTCTCCAACACCCTAGCGTCGCGTGTCGGAGTACACGTAGAAACGCACTTCATCCCTGGCGTAAGCAACCAGGATCGGTTGGCCCAACTGGGTCTCATGGAATTTAACAAAAGAATGGCTCAGTACGACAAAATGGACTCCGATGTTACTTATCGACCGTACATAGGGGTTAACAGGCCAATTTATAACGTGGTCAAAGCCAAGATGGCGATAGTCGAGTCTACTTCCACAACATGGGCTGTTGCTGACCGAGGAGAAGTAACGCTGTCAGTAACGCTGGGTTACCTAAGGCGGTTAGAAAATGGTTCGTTTCGATTTATTACAGGTGGCGAAGCTGTTCCTATTTCTTATAGCAAACTATATGATGGCATCCACATGCCAGGATCGGGTGTCAACTATGATAAAAAGGGATCGGGCAAGCCAGTTGGTGCAGACCCTGATGCAAACGTGTCAAACTAAGGGACTGAAATGCCTAACTGGGAATCGTTATTAGTACAGTCTGACGATCGCGAACGCCAACAGAGAAAATCGCTTACGCAGCCATTCGGTATGATGGTAACGTCCGTCAGCTCAGATACTGAGGTGGCCAAGTTTTCCTACTATGGAAACAGGGACAGAGCAATAGAACTGTCCCACCCGTTTATGTCATCCGGCGCTTGGATAAGAGGGATGCCGGAAGCTGGCGCCACTTATGTTGGCGTGTTTAGGTCCGACGAGGCCAATCCGCAGCCAACCACCACCTATATGAGAAACCTGTCGAAGCGAATAGACGCCTACACCAAGGGCCAGTCTATTTACCGGCCAATTATGCCAGGAGAGATAGACATCTCCTCATCAGGCCAAGGTCAGGCCTTCTTCTCTAGAAGGCCTATGTTCAACTTGCAAGCGGGAATGCTGACCAGGTATGCCGACCAGGACGCCCTGTCCATTGTGGACCAGGCGCCGCTTCACCACCAACGCCTGCTGCAAAACAGATCTAACGAAATAGGCGATGAGACTAGACTTGGGATCATCACGCGCCCGGCGCCATCAGGCTCTGGGTACTCGTCCTGGGACGTAGTGTATCCAAAGGTTGCCGGTGGCTATGCTGCCGAATTTTTGCGTCATATCAAGAATCCAGCCAAAGCTTCCCCTACTGTTCTGGCTATCACCCAAGAGGGCCATGTACTAAACACGGCTGGTGTGCAAGTTACGCAGTCCAGGACCGGAATCCCGTTAAGATATGCAAAGAGATGGTACGCAAATAGCGACGCGCCTACTTCTGTCGAAGTTGATGAGAAGGGCAATTATCTTCTGGACCTTTCCACCTCGGCCACGGAAGGGTTGGAATTCAACGTGCCAGCTGGTAACTTCAAACGGACCATCCAACTGGACGAAATTACGACGATAGCCGGTAATCGGGAAGACGTGGTGCAAAAGAGCGCCAACTTCGTCATTGGTGAAAATCTTGAAATAAACACTCGCCAAAATGTAAGAATTAGATCAGAGCTTGGCGGGTCGGACCTAATCTTTGACTCAACTACTGGAGCCGAAAAGGTCCTGCTGCGGACAAAGTCCGGTCACACCCTGATTTTGGACGACACCTCTGGTGTAGAAACCATCTACTTGATCCATAAGTCCGGATCTCAGTACGTGCTGGACCAAACAGGGTCGCACAAGCTGGTCAGTAAGTCAGGCTGCGTTGTATTTTTGGATGACGAGCAAGGTGCGGTAACGGTAACGTCAAAAACTGGGTCCATGGTAACAGTAGCAGACTCCATAACGATATCGGATAAGAGTGGCACTCAGTCTATTACCCTTGACGGCAGTAACACTTTGCAGATCGTTGCTAAGTCCAACGTTGTGGTAAACGCTCCGAAAGTATCAGTCAACGCTGGGTCAATTGACATTGGTAATCTGCCCATTCTCTCGGCAGTGCTGGCTGAGCCGCTAGCTGCGCTATTTGACGCGCACATTCATGCTACGCCAATGGGACCTTCAGGACCACCATTGCCACCAAATACGGCGGCCCTAATTAACTTAGCACCAGCCACAGCTTTCAAAAGTTCCTATGTCAAGATTAGGGGTAATATCTAGGCATGGATATCAGACTGGTAAACCTGGCCGATTTGCCTCACTCTGTTACGGCACCAACGCCAGAAACCTTGTGCGTGCTAATCACGTACAGGAGAATTGTTAACTACTGCAAAGTTGGCAAGGATATGGTACCTGTTTACGGTGGCGCTATTGCCAGCTATCCAAAAGAGATGGGGTTTAGGCTTAACAGATCCGATTTGTTGCCCAATTGTATATAACGCGGAGTTGTCTATGTCGGTGTTAGTAGCCAAAACGAAAGGAACCATTGGTGATAGTGTAATTTTTGAGTATAGTGTAAGAATACCGATAGGAGAGCTGCCTTCTATCCCGTTTCCTCCGTCTATCACCGTGCCGTTACCAAAATTGCCTAAGCTCCCCAAGCTGCCTAACTTAGCGCTGCCTAGCCTTGGCAATCTGGGCAACCTAGGGATAACGCTGCCGCCATTGCCAGCCTTGCCCACGCTGCCTAGCTTTGGCTTGCCATCTATTCCGTTCCCGCCGTCCCTTACTATTCCGTTGCCGAAATTACCCAAGCTGCCAAAACTCCCTAACCTAGCTTTGCCTAGCCTTGGTAATCTAGGTAACCTTGGCATAACTTTGCCGCCGTTGCCAGCTTTGCCTAAGTTACCAAGCTTCGGTTTGCCGTCTATTCCGTTTCCTCCGTCTATAACCATTCCGTTGCCTAAGCTACCCAAGCTTCCCAAGCTTCCCAAGTTCACCTTACCAAGCTTTCCATTTAGTCTAAATTCAGGAGAACCAAAAATAACAACGTCAGTGTCAGTAGAATAATTATGTTAAATGGTACGAGCAACTTTGTGCGCTAAAAGTCAAAACGTTAGGAGCCTAAATGACATATACAGCCATCAGACAACAAATACATCTTATTCCGGAATTGGTTAAATCAGCCCTGCTGTCCCAAGCTTTGGACGTGGAGCAAGTCATCACTGCCACCTTTGTGCCAAGCGATGGCTTCCGCAAGGCAGTAGCCTCGTTGGCGCCAGAAGAGTCTAACAGAGCGTTGACTGCTTTTAGCGACCTTTCTTTTAAGGCGTATGAGGCCGGTGCTAGGTATGCTAAGACCAAGCCAAAAACGATCGATATACCAGCGTCTTTCGCTGGTGAATTGGAGTCTAGATTCAGGAACCTGTCCTTGGCTCTTACACCAGGACAAACAACCGACGCCTGCGTCAAGCTCAGTGACGCGATTGCGATAGCCTTTCGCGAAGGAGCCCAAGAGGGCGGAGCCAAGCCAGCCAAGGTTGTAAAGGCTAACGTTGACCCAGCCTTGGAGGCATACACAAAGCTGCTTGGTACTGCTGAGGCAGAAAAAGTGCTAAGGTACTACTTGGGGCTCGGCGAAAAAACGCCAGCGGCAACACCAGTCGTGGCTGCCAAAAAGGATAAAGAAGAAAAGACCATAGACACCGAAAATCCGGTCTCTTTCCCGGCGTTTTTCCAAGAGGAAAAGAAGGAAAAGGACGACAAAGAGGAAAAGGACGACAAAAAGGATGAGTCGGACAAGATTGGCCCCTTCTATGTTAATCCGCTTCGGGAAGCCATTGTTGAGTATTGCAAGGACTTCTCCGAAAAGCTGGAAAACAACGACGGGGTGTACCGAACGATAACCGATGGTGACCTTGAGTTTTTGATTATTGATGAACTGGTGCCGGGTTGCGATAAGCTGAGTGACGACGCTCTTCTTCGGGCTATGTGCCAGGTGCTTGAGCTTACCGATTGCGACGACATCGCTAAGATCTTTGAGTACGGTGACGAGGTAGCAGAAAAGCTGACCAAAAAGTTGGATCTTGACGGTTCATTGCTACTCATGACACTTGATGACTGCTATTCGCTGGTGTTTTCCTTTAAGCCAAAGGACCTGAAGAAGCTGTGCAAAGTAGAAGCTAGCGCCAAGGACGACAAAAACTTGATGTCGCCGATGGGAGCACTGTCGGTTAAGGTCCAAGACGAAATCAAAGCGTTAGCTAAGCTGCCAGCCAATTTCTTGTACAAGGACCTTAAGAAGGCGTCGACTAAGGTGGCCGTAAGCTATTATAGCTCGTTACTAACTGATTTCAGAAATAGTTTAGTGGCACTGCGAGACGCTACCAAGCTTCTCAACGCAGGAATACAGGGTGCCATCTCAGCAGTTTATGGTCAGGACGCAGCTGATTATTACGATCTGATAACCGCCAAATGAGGTTTTGATATGGCCATCACCATGACGTTGGACGACTTTGTTAGCAGCCACGCTTCAGACTTTGTGAAGGTGGAGTTGGCCATATCAGGAGCTATTTTTGACATAGTTGGTGGTGCTGCTAGGCCAATTGTCCAAATAGACAGTAGCAACCCAATTGCCTCTATTGATCCTCTTTCTGGTGAGATCAACATAAGGTTTAATGGTCGCCTTGTCATGATGGCCGGTGTGACTAGTAAGCAACTGGGCGACATACTCAGCACTGCTATGACCAGCCTCGGCCTGTTTTTCGAGTGGTCAGAGGAAGGCGACGTGATGAAGTTCACCGTCGTTATGGCGCTTCTTAGCTTTGACCCTAGCGTACTGATTCAGGAACCTACCGAGCCAGAAGACATAGGGGGCGGTCCTGCCGAGTCGGAACCTGGCTATGAACCGGAGGAGGCTCCGGCAGAAGAGGCTCCGGCAGAGGAAACTGAAGCACCGGCAGAGGAAGTAAAAGAGGAAGCTGAACCGCCAGCAGAAGAAACACCGGAAACATAAGGGGACAACATGGCTGGATTAATGGTACAAGCAGCGCGGCCCCAACCTGTTCCGGTGGCTGTTATGAAGAAGTTCATCTTAGATGAACTGTATGGCATTTTCCACGATAAGCAAGCTTTTGGTCTAATTAAACGCTATGGCGGTTGGAATAAAGATTTTTCCCCTGAAGACTACGCTGAGTGGTTTACTCGCGAAGAAATTGAGAACGAATTAACAGTTGCTGGTGGCATCCAGTGGCGGCACTTCAAAGCTGGGTCCACACCAAAAGCTTTCTATGTATTTTTGTCTAGACAAATAAAACTGAGAATACTGGACAAGTCGAAAGACTATGGTTGGTACGCCTTACAAACAAGCTTGCGAGAACGCGATAAATACCTTACTTTTCTAATCGAACCAAACTATGGCGAGTTGGTAGAATCAATTCCTAAGTATGTTTACCACACAAGCAATTATTACAATCGAGACAAGATTCTCAAAAAGGGTTTCATACCTCAACAGCAAGGGAAGAAATCAAAACATCTACCACGCGTTTATGTGGCATTGACGGAAAAAGCTGGTACAGACTTTATGAGCTACATGAGTTTGCATGGGATTGATCCCATTGACGCATATGAACATGGCGATTATAATCCGCAAATTCTTTTCCGGATTGACACAAGCAAGCTGCGGCCAGGAACCAAGTTTTATTATGATGTTGAAGTCCCAAATAAAACCGCTGCTTGGACTTACACTCACATCCCGCCGGAGGCCATCACCGTTATTGACGACCGTAGTCCGCCCCCGGAAGAAGAGACAACAGCCAAACTGCTTAAGGGCGGCGTAAGTGTTGTTAACGGTCGCGTAAGACGGTGTGACCTAGTTAGGGCTGTTAATATAGTTGCCAGTAATACTGACTTATACCACTTCACTAGCTACTTGCTTCTGTACCAAATAATGGAAGAAAACAGGCTGAAACCAGGGTTTGATAGAAAATACTTGTCGCTAACCACAAGCTATGGGTACAGAAAAGGCGTTGTGCGTGGTGGTGATGGCAGGCAGAACGGTGTATACGTGCAAGTGTGCATAGTGTTGGATGGAGATAAGCTAGAAGCTGACTACATTTTGACTCCTTATGAAGACCCATATTACACTGGAGAAGATGAGGTAAGAGTAGAAGGGTCAATAAGCAGTTTAGATAAGTACATCAAAAAGGTTATGCTGTTTGAGGATGATTGGGCCAACTCAGTAGATGGATGCGAGGATCACGACTACATAGTCAAGTATCTTGGCATAGAAGACGCCAATGTAAATGATATGGCTGATTTTGTTAGATCTAAGCAGGTAGCATGCGAGGTAGTGTTCTGATGACCAAGGTTGCTATGGAAAAGACCCGCGACAAGTTGGCCAGTAGTGGCATTAACGTTATTAATGGTTGCATTAGGCACAGTGACCTAGTTAAGGCCGTTAATATACTAAGTGACCAGTCCTCCCCGGTCAAAATAGAGCTAGATGGGTTCGTATTGTCTGGGTATCTTGGTGGTACTGACCACACCTGGAAGCTCACCAAGAGTGGTGAGTTGGCCACCTCAGCGCGAGTCAGGTTTCTGCCAAATTCTGATTTCCCAGCATTAAACGATATCATCTCCTTCCCGGAATATCGTGGCCAAGGGCTTGGAAGAAAAGTTCTCGTAGAGTTGATTAAACACTATGGTAAACTCAGGAGTGATGACCAAGGCAGAACTAGTGACCGTGCCGCTAAGATGTGGGAGTCACTAGGAGCCAAAAGTCTACTGAATTCTGCCAGAGGCTATGGCAGGTCCCATTACGCTATGGTTTGGAAAGATAGTAAGCCAGCCAACGCCGTAGCTGTTGTTGCCTCAGCACCTGATGCTATTCCAGATCTTGATTTTAGTGTTATTGGCAAGTGGTCCGAAGGTTATTCTACTAGTACACGGCTATCTTCCGCAGACATGCAAGAATTAAGGCTGATAGGGAACTGGGCAAAAGGCCTTAACGCATTTAGGACACCCAAGATTCTTTATAGAGGAATAAGACTTAGTGATACAAAAGAGGTGTCCATAAATACTGTAAAGGATTTAGTGAAAAACCCTTCTTCCTGGTCTACTACAAAAGTAGGTGCTAAGTATTACATAGACGGTGACAAAGGTGTATTTATAGAGTGGGAATCTCCACCAAAGGAAGACATTCTTGTTGATTTTACCAGGTTAAGGAAGTTGATGATCAATAGCTTCCAAGATGTTTGGAAAAGTTCAACATCGCCTATATCTGAACCAGACATAAACGAATATGTAGCGGAACCAAAATCCTTCACAGTCGTGGATGTGATTGGTCCGTATGACACCAAAAACCCAAACTATGGTAGGTCTTGGTGGTATGTAAAGATTAAGTAGCGCTGCCAAAGAGCACTAAACCTTTGCTGTTAGGACTGCTATGGAAAAGAAGATGTTGGTGGCCCAACACAAGAGGATTTAGAGAAAGCGATAAAGTCGGAGCGAGAATCAGAATACAAACCAAAAGATTGCAAAGAATTTCCTGACGCAGTCTCAAAGAAGGCAGGTCTTACTCGTTGGGCAATCGGGTAACATCATTGCGGGAGGCCTGGGCCTCCCACACCACCCTACCAAAAGCCTCTAGGTCTTTTCCCTAACGACCTTATATCAAACTGTAGAAAAGGCCTAAAACCAAAGTTATGGAGGCCAAAAATGGAAGATTATGTCAAACTGCCAATTAAGACAAAAAACGGCACTTTGGAAGTGTTAGTTGACTCAGACTCTGGTGCAGACGTTACTGGGCACACTTGGTTACTGAGCAGTTTGGGACACCCGTACAGGCTAATCAAGACCGACGATGGGCCTAAGGTTGTGCACTTGCCAAGAGTAGTTATGGGCGTGACCAGCAAGCGGGTTAAGTTTGTCTCGTCCAATAAGTTAGATTGTCGCAAAGCCAACCTGGTAATAGGCAAATCTGTACCAGAAGAAGTTGGCACTGCTAAATTGGCGTTGGAAGAGGTAAAGGCTGAGGAGCTAGTAGAAGAACAGATTATTGAGCTACCCAAAATTATCGTTAGAGACCAGCCCATTGTGCCAGAGCCAGTAGACGACATTAGGCCAGCCACTACCAGAATGCCCTTTACCAGCCACCAAGAAGAGAGTACGCGGCAAAAACATGAATTTATCCTGCGAACTGGTGGAGGGCGCGAGGTTAGGCTGCGCCAGAATGCGCAACAAGCAAAAGTAGTGCCCATTGACCAGCAAATCAAAGGCGTACCACTAGAACTGTTAATTAGGGAACTAAAAGTCAGGGGAGCTACCAACATAATTTTCTGATGGGTTGTGAGTGAAAAACGCAAGTATTAGCGGTTTGGTACTAGAAGAGCGCATTTGTTCTGGAGGGTGCGGTAAGGTGTTTAGGGTCATGCCGGGGTCCAAACAGCGTACTGCGCGTGGTGAGTGCAAGATAGTATGCGATCCTGACCCACATCGGAAGATGACTGTTGAGGAGAGAAGCAAGATAAACGGTAGGTTCTTCCCACCGAAATAGTCCTCCCTCTATTATACTTGCGGGGTGAGCACACGTTGAAGGCTATTTTTCTTAGTGGAGGCGCACAAGATGAGATATAACGATATTAGAGCCAAAAAACTAGTCCAGATTGCAGCCAACAACCTGCCGGATAACCCAGCGAAAGCCAAAGCACTTCTCATGGTAGCCTTGGCTGACTCGAAGTCTGTTGATATTTTCGGTGGTGATATATACGAGTACATAAGTGAGAAAGAAGCCGAAAAGCCTCAGGAGGGCGACACGCCCCAAGAGGAAGCTGAAGATAGGTTGGACGATGCAACTGAGGACGAGGCACCCAAAGACAACCCTGATTCCGTAGTAGATGATGACTTGGCGAGTGGGGGAGAAGCTGGGGATAAAAAGGCTGGTTCCGATCAGGAACGGTTGTTGGATGGCGGAGACAGGGCTCGTCTGTTGGGTGCTGCATTAGCAGCAAGGTATAAAGGTAAGATTGGTTTAGCACACCAAATCGAGCTAAGTCTGTCAGCGGACCTTATATCGTCTCTCCAAGAAATTCTTATGCACGAAGCCTGTCTGTTTGATACAAGAATAGCATACCTACACTTGGGAGAAATGCCAGGAAGTGTTTCTGGCATCCATAAGATGCAGTCCTTGCTCCTCCAAATTGGTGCTGAGCCTACTCTAACTAGGATGGCCTTGCAATCATTGCCAGAAAGAAGTATGGCCGGATTAGCCACAAGAGAGAAGGCTATTATTAGCCAGTTGCACGTACTGTACGAAGGGTTATTGGCAAAGCTTGATATTGCCAACCCTGTTGAGTCAGAGCTGTACCTGGGCATTAAAGATTTGCAAAGCCACCACCAGTCAGAGCTTGTACTATGACCATGTTGTCCCAAATCCAGGAAATAAAGCGTGACCTAGCGGAGTTAGGCAGCGAAATTGACGCTCTGCCAGACGACAATAAGGACGGTGCTGTCTCCTCTTACAATGGGGCCGTGTCAGCAATAGACAATCTTTTGGCCTCGGTCGAAAAGTATTATAAAGACAAAACCCTGTCCGACCAAATGAAAGTAGACATACTAGCCAGAATTGACGAAAGCTCAGTCTACGCTGGCCTGACAGCTGAGGAAAAAGAAGTAGTAGCTGGCAGGATTATTGAGTCGTCAGACAAGAAGGTGTTGTCACCGGCTGAATTCTCTGAGTACGTCTTGTCCAGGCTGAGGGAAAAGAGTGATGAAGAGTTGACCAAAATAGCATACAGCGCACAGGATATTAGCAGTCTTGGTAAGGCTGTAACAGAGGGAGTTCAGCCCGACTTGGTTTTCTACGAAGCCGGACTTGAAGTGGCCAACAACTTTGTCAAAACGCCCTCTGGTCGAGAAGAGGCGCTGACTCGTGGCCAAAACAGAGTGAGCAAAGATCCTAAAGCCTCAAAGGCTTTCCTCAAAGCCTACTACGCGCTATAAGGACATATCTGACATGGAAGACTCTGGCGAAATCCTAAAGAGACCGGCTCGGACGGCAGCAGAAGCTAAGCGATACTTTTCTCCTGACAAAATTAAAACTTTGACCAAAAGAGTGATCCAGAGCTATGTGGAAAGTTTTTTCACTGGCGCAAACATGTCAATTATGTCCTCGATTAGCCCAAGCTCCGTCAACTTCAATATTGATAAGTCATTTGACCAGAAGCTGGACCCGACCCAAAGGAAGTTGCAGATCGCCAGGTATTTCAACGAGCTTCGCAACGTGCTGCCAGCCATTCTAATCATGGACGGTGGCGTAATACCGGTATCAAATAACATAGGCCAACTCGGTTCCCAAACTCTTCGTGGTAATGAGTGGTACGGGTACTATCCGGTAATAAGAGCGATACCAATCACTGTTGTGGCGGCGGCCCGCAGTGTTGAGGAAGCTGACGAAATGTCGGCCCTGCTTTCCTTAATCTTTAACGAGCTGCGCAACATATCCGGCGGGTCTTACATGACCGGCAACAAGGAGGAAGGTGAAACGTGGGTGATTCACCTGCCTAATGAACCAGTAGAGGTGTCAGGCATCTCAGATACAGAGGTACCAGGCGACCCGGTAGAAAAGATTTGGCATGCTGAGGCTGTGTTGTCATCCGTGCTCTACGAGGATGTCGTAGCGATTAAGCGCCAAGTGTCTGATCTCCAGTTTGGCGGTGTGGTGGTCAACTCTCCCAATATGCTAGACACGCTACTGCCAAAGATTGTCATTCCTGACGTGATATCGCTCAACCAGCAAATAACCATTCTGGTGACCAACATGAAAGACAATTATCGTGTTGTCTTGTCTGACTCCAAAATAGCCACGCTGAATTACCAAATGTTACTTACCCCTCGTCGGCCAGGCCAGCTTACGATCAAAGTGGTTGACTACTCTAGCCATCACCGCACCATCGTGCAAAGCAAAACCATCACTATTCAATAGCTCATGCTTATAAAAGTATTATATCCCACATAACGGAGAAATATTTTGGTATCCTTTGTGAGCGTGATATGGTCAGTCTGTGCCTACTGCATAAAGGCGGTGTTGGTAGCACTAGTTATCTATATCTCTGTGCCGTTATTGGTTGGTGCGGTCGCTTATCTTTTTACCGTCAAGACTAAGAGGAAAAAATGTTAGCCAAAGTTCATATTATTGGCGGTGGAACAGTAGCCCACGTCAGAAACCATCTAGCGCTTTGCGCTCCTGCATATGGCACTACTGCTCGTGCCTTGTTTGACAAGTGTTTGGTGCTGTTCAACACCTCAGAGGTGGTTGTGCATCTGTCCAAAATGGCAGCCATGGAGGACCGTGGGTCGTTTGAGACTTGGAGCGACCTGTCCAACTTGCTAGACGAAATAGTGGAAGACCCAAGGACCAAGGTTATCTTTTTCAATGCCGCTGTCGTGGATTTCCAAGGCTTTATAGAGGGAGAGCACAGCGGTAAGTACAAGGAAAGGTTGAAAAGCTACCGACCGTATACTATGGAGCTTAAGGCTGTACCAAAGCTGGTCAACAGAGTGAGGAAGGAACGAAAGGACATTTTCTTAATTTCGTTTAAGACTACCTGCGGTTTGTCGGAACAGGCCCAATATCTTGCCGGTCTTGAGTTGCTCAAGAGGTCCTCGTCCAACTTGGTTTTGGCTAATGATGTCCTGACAAGGACCAACATGATTATAACGCCGGAAGAGGCTGCCTATCATGTTACTAAGGACAGGGACGAAGCCCTGGACTGCTTGGTGCAGATGGCTAACCTGCGCAGCCATCTTACTTTCACCCAAAGCACAGTGGTGGCTGGTGAGCCCATTAGTTGGCTGTCACCAGAAATACCAGCGTCTTTGCGTACCGTGGTAGATTTTTGCATAGCCAGTGGCGCATACAAACAGTTTCATGGCGCCACAGCAGGCCACTTTGCCGCCAAGTTGTCCGATACTGAGTTCCTTACTTCGAGACGGAAAAGCAATTTCAACAACCTGCAGCAAGTTGGGTTGGTGAAAATCAAATCTGATAGTCCAGACACAGTGCTGGCGTATGGCAGTAAGCCATCAGTTGGCGGTCAATCGCAACGCATAGTATTTAGGGACCATCCGGGGCTGGACTGCATTGTGCACTTCCATTGCTTAATCAAAGACGATTCGTCAGTTCCGCGTGTCTCCCAAGAAGAATTTGAATGCGGTTCGCACGAATGCGGGGCCAACACATCGCGTGGGTTAGGCCAATTTGGCAACATCTGGGCGGTATACCTAATCAATCATGGTCCTAACGTGGTATTCCATAGCTCTGTTGACCCGGTTGAGGTAATGGACTTTATCGCGGCCAATTTTGACCTCAGCATAAAAAGCGGCGGGTACCAACTTACCTAGGAGAATAAAGAAATGCTGAAGGAAATAGTGTTTGTATCAAAGGATGAAGATACGATCGAGGTGCAGGAAAGCCCATACGGAGACGCTGGGACAACTTACACTGGATATCTTGGCATGCTCAACCACTTCAGGTTACAGCTAGTGTCTTTTCGCGAATTGCCAAAAACCAAAAAAGAGTTAGAGTATCTGAATCGCGATATTGAAGGTTACGATATGATCTTAGCCAGCAATAGCGAAAGCAATGCAGAAGAGTTTATTGTGCGCAAGTCTGAGGCTAGAAAGTCTGGCAGCAAATACGCCGACAACCTGGCTGTAATCGAGGCAATAAAAGCTGATGGAAAATGGAAAGAATAAATTGGTAGTTTAATAACACGATAGCAGTAGAATTTAACAGAAGTAAGAAGCAAAAACAAGGACTATGCCAGTGTTGCTTACTATCAGCCATGTTGCATGAGACAACTGTTACCTACGCAGCCCAAACTGGTAGCTCACGCGATATTCGTGTTATTACCGACTTGTGCTCTTCCTGTATTATTAACTTATTGCACTATTAGGAGCGTTTTATGGCAAGTTACTTAGTAAAATTTACGACCGACCAGGACAATGAGCCTATGCTGGCCAGCGTTGAGGCAGAAGATGCTGACGAGGCTGTAGCTGCCATCAAAGAGGAAGCACAGGTGGCGTCTATTGTTGAGTGCGTACCGATATGAGTTTTCTGCGCTAAGTCATCCTTTCACCGTTGACAACACGCAGTAGGCTGTGATACACTGTTCTTGTACATAAAAGCGGATGTAGCTCAGTTGGCTAGAGCGGCGCGTTGCCATCGCGCAGGTCGAGGGTTCGAATCCCTTCACCCGCTCCATTTTCCTTGCTGGGGTTTTTGGTTAGGCTTGGTGCTTTGGTGCAGGTTGTCCTAGTAAGCGAACGGATATTCTCACCGTAAAATACTAAGTAGCTGAACAGTCAGTCAGGCCTGAGGGTTCGATTCCCTCAGCCCCAAACTATATTGCGGACGAAGTTCAAATAGAAGAACACCCTAGTACCACTAGGGAGGTGCAGGTTCAAGCCCTGCCGTCCTGCTCCACCCTTCCCTTAATTCTTGCCATAATACGCCCAAACAGTGCAGAGTTGGCTGGTTTATCAGCCGCTTCGTCAACCTGTGGTATCGCATAGACTTCCTGGTTGGCCTGGGTGCTGGCCAACTGGTTCAGCAACCCTTGGTAAACGGACCTTTTCTTGGCCAATTCTGCACTCAGGGTGTCTATTCCAAGGGAATCCCTCTCGGACGCCATTTTGGCCAGCTCACTTCTAAGGTTAGTCTCCACGCTGGCTAGTTCCAGCCTGAGTCTGGCTAGTTCACCCTTGATCTCAAGATTGGCGTCCGGAGCTAACTTGTTACCCCAAACTCCTTTGCCAGCCCTGTTTGCTAGTTCCTCAAATACCTCTGGCCTCTTCTCCGATTGCATAGAATACCTGCCTGGTTTTTCCTTTGGCTCTTGCTTCTCAACTTTGTTCGGGGCACTGTAGCGCTTGTTATACATCAGCGTAGTTACCGACAAACACAGCACAGCAAAAATAACGGTACTAACTATATCCACGTCTACCTCCATTTCACCAGTCCTTTTTGGCGTAAACACGGTTTCTAACAAGATACTATGCTGGAACCTAAAATCGCACCGTGGTAGGCAACAACAACGCACAGTAGGTAAACAAATGAAAGAACAGGCCACGGTGACTGATGAGAAAAAGGCGTCACTTTTGCAACAGTTGCAGCTCCGGTTAGAAACGGCAAGAACTAAGTTTAGTCTCCCACCAACCACGTTGGTTGTTAGCAAGATAGACAACTTGGGCCATGTTGCTGGCTTTTACGTGCAAAGCCATATGCAACCGCGTGCCGAGTTAGGGCTGACGGCAACTGTTATTAAGGAGACTGCAAAAGACGTAGAAAATTTGGCGTCAAGTCTTAAAGACCTGGCGTCGCGTCACGAAGACATTGACGCCGAAACCCTTCTGGCCGGAATAAGTAGCGAGTGCCGCCGACTCTCGATCATACGGCGCAAGCTTCAGGATGTCATAGAAGCGTCGCACAGGCGCATGTTAGCCAATAGAGATGCACAAGCCCCGGTTGGGTACGTAGATATTGCCGACTATGGCAAGAGCAGCAAGGATGTGATTCGCACCACAACGGCCATTATTGTAAAGGCCGAAGATGTTGGCGACCTAATAGGCGAATACACCATTAACGTTTAGGAGATTGGTATGCTATCAGAAGGATTAGAGGTATTATCAGGCTATTTCACTGCCGACAAGGGTTCAGGAGAACTGTTAGTCAAGGACGAATACGCAATTATATTGTGTGGAGAAAGAGTCATTGTGTCTGCTCGTGAGCTGAATGAGTGCGCTTGGAAGCCTAAGAAAGTGTCGCTTTTTGGTCGCGATCACGGCTCAATACTAGACGATATCGAAGTGTTCAAAAAGATCGAGATAGGCAGTTTATAAGGAGGATATATGAGCGATACAAGATCTAAGCTAACCAAGGCTGGCGTATCTGTTATTGGTGGCAAGGTTAAAGCTAGCGATGTCGCTACGGCTGTCAGAGTCTTGGCCGCTAGCGACACTATGATCGTAACGGTCTATTTTGACGATCACATAAGCGAATCTGAGCACAACAAGGCAGACCTAGTCAGAGTTGTGACAATGTCTGCGGATGACGCTGAGGAATATCTTACTAATCATGGCACTTATGTGCGAGGCGACCAAGATGAGGGCAATGAAGATGAAGAAGATGAAGAAGATGACATGGGCTGGTTACCAAGTGGTGATCTAGAATTTTATACTCATGGTTCTCTCCCGAATAATGACTGGTGGGAAACAGAAGGTAAAATAGAATGGACAAAGGCGTTGGCCTAAGTTCTTCATAGGGTTAATCAACTCCCCACCACTGCTTAGACAGCGTTTTAAAGATCGAAATTGGCAGTTTATAACAGAGGGTGTTTATGAGCGATGCAAGATCTAAGCTAACCAAGGCCGGTGTATCTGTTATTGATGGCAAGATCAAGCCTAGTGATGTTGATACGGCTGTCAGGGTATTAATCGCCTCTGATGAGTCTATTGACGCTGGGCTAAATCAACTGCGAAATGCTGGATACAAGATTTGCAGCGCCTTTTGGACTGGCTCCAGTGATAACGTGTATCTGTCATATATTGCAATCAAGGACCCCACTAATTGGAATAGCCACAAGCCTTTTGGAACGGATGGATTATTTGGGCTGTATTACTGTTATGCGGGAGACATCTCAGAATTTCCTAGCAAAAATGGCACAACCGACATGAAAGCCCTAGAGAATGGGATTTCTAGGATCGCCAAAAAGCATTCCATTACTGATCTCAAAGCCGAACAGACTGGCGATGGCATAATTAAATTTACCTTTAGCGACTCGTCCGGCTTGGGCAGTATCACTTATGATGTTAGGTCTACCGATAGCTGGTCTGACGATGACCACCCTGTCGAAGAGAAAATTATTGACGATATAACCAATTTGGCTGATGACTGTTATAGATCGTCGCCTCAGTTTCTTGGTGCCCCAAGTGAGGTGCCTAATAGTGAGGTAATCGGAGATGCCCAAGACGCACCAAAGCTGTCAGAAAGAATCGAGTCTATACTCAGTGGGAAAGCAGACAACGATGGAGGATTTCGTTCCGAATGAAGCTGAGGATGATAAACCTATTACAGGAACAGGATTAATACTGGTTTATGAGGATGATATATGAGCGATACAAGATCTAAGCTAACCATGGCTGGCGTATCTGTTATTGATGGCAAGATCAAATCTAGTGAGGTTGCTACGGCTGTCAGGGTCTTGGCCGCCGCGCCGCCGAAAGCCGAATGGAAAAGCAGCCCCAGTGGGAAATGGATCAAAAATTATGGCGACGGCTGGTATGGTGTAGTACAGGAAACAACGCCGTCTACCGTGATAGAGTATTATGGGAGAAAAGGATTAAAGATTCGAAAATATGTATACTACCTAACCAAAAATACTAGACAGCGTGTACCGGATAATAACGGGAATGGGAACATATCAGGTGCTATTACTGAGAAAGCTGCCAGGGATGCTTGTGACCGTGCCCACGCAGAAAATTACGGAAAGGATATAGAGGATCGCGAGGTTTCTGAGGAAGTGTGTGGTAATTGTGGGTGGGAAGGGGATACTAAAGACTGCCATAAAGATGCCCGGCATATCTACTGCCCTGAGTGTGAGCTGTCTCTATAGTGCTCTATTCCACTCCCCACCATTTCTTAGACAGCGTTTTAATATTTTTGGGTATTGGCTGAGTACCAGGCTCGCTGTCCTCCTTTATTGGGTAGCGAAGCCTTACTCCCTTCTTTTCCAGGCTGCACAGTTTTTGGCGCACATTTTCGTTCTGCTTCGCTAACAAAGCCGCCTTGGAACATTCAGTAATTAGTAGCTCCTGTTGCTTGACCAGCTCGTTATAAAATACCACCATATTGCCATACTGATAGTGCCACTCAGCCGACATATAAGCGTTAATGCTACCCCATATCAGGAGCAAAACAATAGTCACAGTTCTGTGGGTAAGTAAGGCGACCTTTTTCATAACGCCTCCGAATTTACCAACGTTCCGATACTTACTTTTGAACAGCGGTACATATTTGCATGGTACAACTAGGTTATGTTGTTTCCAGTAATTCACAGAGCCACTGGAAGCTCACGCAGAAGGGCATAGGCTCGGTCATCCAAGGAGAAAAGTTATGGACTACAACCGGCTTTGTGCTAGTCTCGAACAAAAAATTTCTAAGACTGTTGGGCATCGCGTTGACCTCCAATTGTCGGACACCAAGAGAATCAACCAGTCAACAGCACATTTCATGGTGGCGTA